ATTAGATACGATTGCCGAAGAAATGACAGGTAACAATCCAAAAACAAAAGAACCCCTTAAGTTAGATATCCTTACTGAAGATGAAGACAACGTAGAAAGCACAGCAGTTTTAACCTTAAAGGCGGCTCTTCGTCGTTGGGGTCAGATGCACGATTTCCCTATGCGTTTATATAGTACAGCACGCTTGATGGTTAAGTATGGTGATGTATTCTTCCGCAAAGGCAAGAAGATGGGCGACAAGTGGACGTTTGTTCATCCAAAGAATGTTATTGCCGCTGTTGTAGATGAGCATAATGTTACAAAGATAATTGCATGGCAAATTAAGAACGATATCCAAAAGCCTAAGTCTGGTGGTTATTCTATGCCATTGGGTGCCAAACAAGATACACAACAAGAATCTGAAATTGTTCCAGCTAATCAAATCATTCGTTTTTCATTAAGCGACGACATGAGTGATACACAGCCGTTTGGTGAATCTATTCTGCGGGCAATTTATCGTTCACACAAACAAAAAGAATTATTAGAAGATGCTGTATTAATTTACCGTATCCAGCGTGCACCAGAACGTCGTGTATTTTACATCGATGTTGGTAAGATGCACCCCGGCCGTGTTAAGCAGTATCTTGAAAACATTAAAAACGAAATTAAACAGAAGAAGATACCTACATTAAATGGTGGACAACAGCAAGTTGATTCCACTTACAATCCACATTCAATGTCAGAAGACTTTTACTTTGCGTCACGTCCAGATGGTCGTGGTTCTAAGGTTGAAACATTACCCGGCGGACAAGGCTTGGGTGAACTATCCGACCTTGAATATTTTCAACATAAGATTTGGCGTGGTTTGAAAATCCCTGTATCTTACATGCAAGAGTCCGCAGATGGTGGTTCTGTATGGAATGATGGTAAAGTTGGTATCGCATACATTCAGGAACTTCGTTTCTCATTATATATAGAACGCTTACAAGCTTATATGGAACGTGTCATAGATGCAGAATTCAAAGAGTTCCTACGTTCTGCTAATATCCGCATTGATGAATCAATGTACAGAATATTGTTACCAGAACCTTCTAACTTCGGTAAGTACCGTCAATTAGAATTGGATAGTCAATTATTAAGTGCATACACAACTGCCGATGGCATTCCATACTTCTCGCCACGATTCACTATGAAGCGTTACTTGCAAATGAGTGAAGAAGAAATAATTACCAACGAAAGATTGAAACGTGAAGAATTAGGTTTAGACCCAGATTCTAAAGACCCGAATGACCTTAAGCTTATCTATGGTGCCCCTGAAGAAGCAGGTATGGGTGGCGTAGGCGGCGGTGGAATGGGCGGTGGCTTCGGCGGTGCCGAATTAGGCGTGGGTGCAGAACCCCCAGTTGAGGGTGCAGAAGGTGGCGCACCACCACCAGCAGATGGTGCACCGAAGTAAAAAGTTGATAAATAATATAAAATTACATAAATAATAGGAGAAAGTTATGTCTGACAAAATACAGCTTGATAATATGCTGGACAACATAATGGATGATAAGTCTGAACAGGCGGAAATAAACTTCCATGACTACTTGCAAGGAAAGATGCAGGAAGTATTACACGGAACGATTCCAGATGCTCAGGAAGACGAAGAAACTAACGATTAAAAATAAAGAGGTTTAAAATGGCTAGGGGTTCAAAAGACTACGACAAGAAAGTTCGTGAAGTAAACAAAGGACAAAAATCTAAAGCAAAGATTGATAAAATTCATGGCATGCTTGAAGCACTTATTACTGACGACACAGAAGCAGCTGATGCAAATTTTCATGATTATCTTCAGGCAAAAATGCGTTCAATGATTCTCGGTGAATCTTGTGACGATGACGATGACGATGACGATGATGACAAAGACGATGACAAAAAGGACAAGAAAGACAAGAAAGAAAATCCTTTCAAGAAAAAGTCTAAGAAGAAAGACGACGACGATGACGACGAAGAAGAAAAGGTAGATGAGCAAGACCGTTCTGCACAATTCGCACGTTCTGGAACCGTAATGTCTGATACCATCGCTGGTAAGATTAAGTTCAAAAACGGTGGACGGAAGACTATTAAGAAGCTTCCTGACACATCTAAAGAACTTAATAATGATAAGGTCGGTAAAACCGAATTCAAGAAAGGTGGCAGACAGCCAGCTAAAGTTTTGGAAAAAACACCTAAGCCAGCTAAGTTTAACGACGGTCGCGAATTCGACTTAGGTACTACAGACAAATAATCTAACGATTAAGTAAAAGGATTTTACTATGCAAGAACAATTACTTTTTGAAGAGCTTTCGCCATCACAGGCGGGTTTAATTACGGAGTCTTCCCAAGACGGTAAGAATACGTGGTTGAACGGCATTTTTATGCAAGGCAACATTAAAAACAGGAATGGTCGCCTATACCCAATGAACGAAATACAAGCAGCTGTTAACTTAGGTATGCAACGTATTAACGAAACAAACGGTATCTTTGGTGAACTTGACCATCCACAAACACTTTCAATTAACCTTGATAGAATCTCTCACGTTATTACTGACCTTCGGGTTGAAGGTAATAACGCGATTGGTAAAGCAAAATTGCTCAATACCCCTATGGGTAATATTGCAAAGACGCTTGCGGAATCTGGTGTAATGCTTGGCGTTTCATCACGCGGCGCAGGACAGGTTAATGAAGATGGTGGAGTAACTGGTTTCAATTTTGTAACGGTTGACATTGTAGCACAGCCAAGTGCACAACAAGCTTACCCTACTACAGTAGTTGAAGGTTTGGAACAAGCACGCAATGGTCATAACATTATTAGTCTTGCAGAAGACATGAAACATGACCCCCGCGCACAGAAATTTCTTAAAGAAGAAATCATGAAATGGCTTGAAACAGGACTTTTTGCAAAAAAGAAATAAAAAAGTAAAATATTAACATTAAGTTATACACGCTGAAAGGCGCATTCTACAAGGGTTCGTAAATTATCAATAGTTTACGAACCCTTTTTTGTGGCCGACAGATAAATATTAATGAATAAAAAACATTTAACTGTTTGAACATATTGAACTTATAAAATTTTAGGAGAAATAAGATGGATGAATTGCTGCAAAAGTTGTTGGAAGCAGAAGTCCTTTCGGAAGATACAAAGAAAGAACTTGAAGGAGCATTCCAAACAAAACTGGACGAAGCTATCGAAGCTGCCAAACAAACAGCATCAGACGATGTTCGTGCAGAACTTACCGAACAATGGGTCGGTGAACGTGACACGCTTGTAGAAGCTGTTGACGCAAAAGTAGACGATTTCCTTGCAAGGGAAGTTGAAGAATTAAAAGAAGACATTGAACGTTTTCGTGATTTAGAAGCAGAGTATGGTGAAAGGCTTGTAGAAGCTAAAGCCGCTATGTCTGATGAACTGAAAGCAGATTTGATGGAATTAGTAGAAAAGGTTGATTCATTCTTAGAAATGCGCCTTACTGCTGAAATTGAAGAATTAGTAGAAGACTTAGATGTACAACGCCAGAATGATTTCGGTCGTCGTATGTTTGAAGCTGTAGTCGAAGAATATGCAATGAACTTTGCAGATGACGAAAGTGAAGAACAAAGTCTTCGTGAAACGCAAGCACGTCTTGCTGATGTTGAAGAAGCTCTTGAAGAATCTGAAGCAGCACGCAATGAAGTTGAACGCGTTATTGAATTGGAAAGAATTTTATCACCACTTGTTGGACGCCAACATGAAGTGATGGAAGCCATACTTCGTACAGTTCCTACGGAACAGTTAGAAGAAGGTTACAAGACCTTTATTGGTCGTGTAATTCGTGAAAGCGATATCTCTGAGAAGGAAAAATCAGTACTAGCAGAGAGCAAAGACGACGACAAAGACGATGATAAAGACGACGACAAGAAGTCCAAGAAATCTAAGAAGTCTAAGAAAGACGACGACAAAGATGACGACGACAAGGAAGTTGACGAAGGAATCAGAATCACAGGCGACACAGATGCACTAATGGAAGACTTTGATGTTGAACAAATTTCAGAATCTACTAAAGAGCTTCGTAGACTCGCTGGTATTGAATAAAAACTAAATTAATTTATCTTAAGGAGATATAATAACATGGAAAACATTTTTGAAAATTGGTCAGAAACTAAAGCAGCAATGCTTGAAGGTCTTTCCGCACAAAAACAAAAAATCGTTGCACCGCTTTTGGAAAACCAAAAGATGGCAATGGTTACAGAAGAAGCTGCGGCTGGTGCGACTAGCGCGCATGACATCTCAGGCTTCCGTAAAATCTTAATCCCAATGATTCGACGTATTATCCCGGGCACTATCGCTACTGAGTTAGTTGGTGTCCAGCCTATGACTGGTCCTGTTGGACTTGTATATACGTTACGTTACCGTTATGCAGAAGCTGTTAACGGAACTTCACATTCTAACCCTTTCGAGCTTCCGGGCGCAATTGGAGTTGGTGATGAAGTATTTGGTAACAGTACACCTATCCGTCAGTGGTATTCCTCTGGTGCTGGTTCTGTAGGTTCGCCTTCGGCTGGTCCCGGTGCACAAGTTGCTGGTGCCTCTGGTATTGGTGCAGGTTCAGAAGCTCCCGGCGATATCGACGGAACAGAAGCATCTGGTGTAGCTTGGCCTTCATCTATTGGTGCTGGTGTTGCAACCAACGCATCTGGTTTCGGTCCTTACCCTGAAAATGTTTCCGACTTAGGTCGCGGTAACATCGCTGGTTCACTTTATGGTGGTTCTGGTAGCTTCTTAGAAGGTTCTGGTGGTCGTAAGATGACTATGGACGTTGTAAACCAAGCTGTTGAAGCTGGTTCACGTAAGTTGCAAGCTGGTTGGACAATCGAAGCTATGCAAGATTTAAACGCACAACACGGTCTTGACCTTGAAAGTGAAATGACACAGGCTTTGTCTGCTGAAATCGTTCAAGAAATCGACCAAGAAATCATCACAGACCTTATGGCTCTAG